GGTTAATAAAAGACGTAAAATCATATAATAAAAAAATCATAACTAAAATTTCAAAGATAGAAAAATATAAAATTGCACATGTTGTTAAAAATCAAACTAAATGCCACACTCATGTTCTATTACACACAGATAAATTAATAGCTCAAATTAATGCAACAAAAATTGATAGAAAACTGCGAAAACACAAAAGAGAAAGGTTAAATGATCCTTTAAGCAGATATCAGCAAAAGACTGAATTATTTAAAATAATAATTGATGAGTACATTTTAAATGAAAAAAAAGGAAATGTTCCCATTGAATTGTTAAATTCAACTTATAATGATGAAAGTGTTTTACAAGATCATATGTTTTACAATGATTTTTCATCAACTGAAATCATCCATTATCATTTCAATAAATCATTTAAAGTAAGAATTAATGAAGGAGATTTTCAACATAAAATTATAAAAATAGGTTATTTAAATTGTTACCCAACATTGAGTAGGCCAGCCAATTTTGGACAGTATCAATCAGTCATGAGAGCTTTAACTGAAAAATTACTCTTGAGAGAAAACTTAAGAAAAAAGAAAATATCACATGACAATCAATTGAGATTGTTCAAAAAAGCATACTTCACATCAGGACATTTAAATATCATCAATATGTTTAAAAAAAATAAAATAGGTTTAAATTATCAATTAATGAAAGAATGGTTAGTAGGAAGGAATATTAATTCTATAAATAAGAGCATGACTGATTTAACAGACAAAGATAAAAATTTAATAATAAACAGAATCAATGTGTATGAAAAACAAGAAAATATAACTAAAGGAGATCTATATGGAGATATGAATTCAATATTAAATAGACTTGTATTATGGAATCCTTATGTAATGAATGTCATTTTTGCACCATTTTTCAGCGTTTTGAAACATAGATTTAAACAATTATTAAAACCAAACGTAATATATGCGGAAGGATATGACTTCAATCAATTAAATAATAAAATAAGTCATTACAAATATAATAAAAATTATAAATTTTTTGAAAGTGATTTGAGTAAACAAGATAGACAAACTGATCAACATAGTTTAGATTTTGAATACATGATTTACAAAAAAATATTGGGAG